AGGAACTCTAGTAATAATAGAGTTTATAGCAACCCCCTACTTTAAAACACCTTAAAAACACCTTAAAACTACCTGACTTTTACTACTATATATAGAGGCTCTTAGTGTGCCTCACTCGCTATTAAGTAATAGAATAAGACACTTTTGGTGCAAGAGGGCGATAGACAGGAAACACTAATTATACAGTTGTAGCTACAGCTTTTTAAATATGGATGATAATGGAGTCACATTAAATGTTGAATTAGTAGGGATCAAGAATCTAAAGACCACTCATAATTGGAGATTAGAGTTTGATGTTTACGAAATAGACTCAGATAATGTGAAAAATATAATGGATAAGCTAAATAAATCCTTAGTAATGGCATTGGTAGAGTATGAGTAAAGAAATGGAGGTTAAAAGGAGGGCAAACGGACAATTTAAAGAGTCTGGCAATCCTAAAACTCAATTTAAAAAGGGCGATGTACCTAATCCAAATGGTAGGAGAGGTGCTTTAGCTGATATAATCAATGATGTATTTGAAGAAGTAGAGCCAGATGGCAAGTCCAAAAAAGAAAGCATGATAAGGAAAGTTTATCGCATGGCTATGAATGGCAGTTTAGGGGCAGTTAATTACCTAAGTGATAGGGGCGAGGGTAAGGTCAAAGAAATACAAGAGATCACTCACAAGGACACCCTAATCATTGAGTGAGTCAATTCAGAATACAAAAAAAGAATTTTCTCCCACATCAATTACAATGGTGGGATTTACAAACATTTTACAAGGTTCTAATCGGGGGGTATGGAAGTGGAAAGACTTATATAGGAGCATTACGTTCAATCTATCTGAGTTATTTGAATCAACCCCATGCAGGGATGTATGTCAGTCCTTCTCATGGACTTTCACAGAGAACCATAGTAGTAACATTAAAAGATGTACTTAATCGTTCTGGATTAAACTATACATACAACCAAATGAAAGGCGAGTTCCATATCCATAATTGGGATGGTCGTATTTGGTTAGGTTCTGGAGATAAACCAGATAGTCTTAAAGGTTCAAATTTATCGTGGGCAGGTATAGATGAGCCATTCATACAAAAAAAGGAAGTATTTGACCAAATGATAGCAAGGGTAAGACACCCAGAGGCAAATCACTTAGAAGTGTTTTTAACAGGTACACCAGAACAACTTAATTGGGGTTATGAACTTACTAATCGTACTGATATTGATGTCGGTATTGTATATGGTTCAACCTTAGATAACACACACCTACCAGAAGAATATAAACAAAACTTATTATCAGCTTATTCAGAGGATGAAATAAAAGCCTATGTACATGGGCAATTCATCAACCTAACACAAGGCAGAGTATATAAAGACTTTGATAGAACTAAGCATATTGCAAAGAGAACTGATCTAGATCATTTACCTGTTATTATATGCCAAGACTATAATGTGGACTATGCTAGTGCATTAGCTGTGAGAATGGGGAATGGATGGATTCATGCCTTTAAAGAGTATCGCATGAGTAACGCTAATACTTACGATATGGCTGAGTTAATTAAGAAAGATTTTTCCAATGTGACAGTTATATCGGATGCGTCTGGAAATGCAAGGAAAAGTTCGGCAGTATCTTCTGATCACGACATCATGCGTTCACATGGATTTAATCTGAGATCACCAAGAAAGAACCCTGCTGTAAGAGATAGGGTTGCTAGTGTAAACAAGCTAATAAGAGAGGGGAATTTTAGTGTAGAGGGGTGTCCTAATCTAGTAATGGACTTAGAACAGAATGTTTGGAGGCTTGGAGATATAGATAAGCGTGATCCTAAACAGACACATCTTAGTGACGCTTTAGGCTATCTATGTAACTACTACTTTCCTTTACGCACTAAAAAGGTTGTCAGTAAAGAATGGTAGAGTTCTTATTAGGTGTTGTAGTGGGAATCATTACCATGTTTGCCTTCTTGAATTGGTATGGTAAGAAATTAGAATTAAGAGATAAAGAGAAAATAGGGGAAGTAATACACGAATTTGTAGAGGCAAATGAATATGCTATATCCTAAAGGTTTATAAATGGAATTTCACGATAAGATAATGTTACCCGATCTAGGCAGAGAGGCAGTAATGACCTCTGTCCGCAATGCTGAAGATCAAATGGCAAGAAAAGAAGTAGCTGAAAAAGAAACAGCTTTAGACTTCTATTACAATAGAAATTTAGATACTCATATACATCAATGGTTTGGTGGTTCTACACTTGAACAAGTACCCCCTTTTGGAATGAGGATTGTACCTCGTTTTGCTCGTAGTAGAATGATGCTATATAAAAACCCACCTAAAAGATTAATCAATGGATCAGAAGAAGTATCAGAAGATTACTTATCACAAGCACATCATTTAGATTCTAAAATAAGAGAGTTTAGTGAGATAGGTTGGCTATTAGGTAAGTGTCATTTTAGAAGTAAATACAATGAAAAGAAACAACGTATAGAATATGACATACTGCCTCATGTTAAAGAATATTACCTTAACAATGGAGAGACTGATCCTTATGGTGTTAGTTATGAAATAGGTAAAAACTCTGGTGGTGATAGGCAGTTTGTATTCTGGTCCGAGGCAAGAGATGGTGAGCAAGGGATGCACTTTATTTTTGATATGAATGGCAAAATAAAACCTGTAGGTGACAACCTAGACATGATTAACCCTTACCAAATTTTGCCTGTATCTAAGATACAGTTCCAATCTGATTCTATGGATGTAGCTAGAGCGGCACTACAGGTAAGTATAGCTATGACTGAAATAGCATTAGCAACTAGGTATGCACTAGGTCAGCCTGTAATAACAGGAATAGACACAGAAATACCTAATCTTAAAGGTGGTATTGAAAGAGTCCTAGTATTACCAGAAGGTGGATCTTTTAACTATGTATCACCCCCAGGATCAATTAGAGATATGATTGAATCTGTTAAGATGATGGTCAATCAAGTAGGTCAAAACCATTCACTATCTATTAGATGGGGAGAAGGTGGCACACCACCAAGTGGTGAGGCATTAAAAATATTATCAATGGAGAACTTAGAATCAAGAGAGTCAGACATTCCTTTCTTTAAAGAATTTGAACACTCTAGGTATGAAATAGATAGGACCATATTACAAGTGCATGAAGGTAAAGGGTTATCTGAGTCTTATGCAGTTGATTTTGAAGAGGCAGGGTTTCCAACTACATGGTCAGAAGAAAAAGATAGGTTGCAGTTTATGATGGATAACAACCTTATAAGCCGCAAAGAATTAATTAGATATTTTAATCCAGATATTTTAGAAGAAGAACTAGAGAAAAAAATGGGTGAACTCCAAGAACAAGAGCAACCAGAATCACCTCTACTTAGCATATTACAATCTTAATGTACACAGGCGAACAATTTAACATAGCTATACAAAAGTTGCAGGATTCTGTAATCAAGATATACAATAAAGCTAATAAAGCTAACGTACCTAATGATGTTATTGTTAAAGAGTTGCTAGACCTTGATCTTAATCAAGCTGTTGGTAAGCAAATGAATGGACAGCTAGAACTCTTAATGACTCAGTACGCTTTAGAGTTAAAGAATATGCAGTCATTTGCTGATATATCTGAAACAGTTATAGAGTCTTTAATAAGAACAGACCTTATCGTATATCAAAACAAAATTAAAGATAAGATAGATATAATGAAAAAACTGATGATTGAATCAGTTATAGGTGACTTACCTATTAATGAATTTGAAAGCATAGTGCAATCATTTGGCCTTACACCATCACAAGCAGAGGCATTAGTAGATGATTCACTTAGAAACTTTTCTAGGAATGTTACTAGAGAGATGGCAAACAACGCACCAGAAAGCAAACTATATATCTGGTCTGGTCCTATCGATAACAGAACAAGTGATGAGTGTTTAACACTAATAGCATTAGGACCAATGACCATAGCACAATTTGATAGTCAGTCACCAGGATCATTTAATAGTGGTACTCACTTTGGTTGCAGACATGAACCTATCCCATTTACAAAGAAGTCTCAATTTAAAGGCAAACAGGCAAATAGACAGTTAGATG